TAATTTAAGTGTAGCGTTATAATTAAGTTGATTAATATAAGGCAATTTTACACTAATCATAGGAACAAACCTAGGATATTCGTTATAGGCAGATTCCAATACACCTTCAATATGTTCAACACCGAAGTCTAAGGATACCCAATAGTCTTTCTTTAAACATCCTAGGATAACACTATCCCATGCTTGATATTCTGTTTGACTAATTGATCGCGGATTAAAACTTTGACTTGTGCCAAAATAGATATGTTTTACTTTGTTATTCTCTGCTTTTGTAAGAATTTCTTCAATAGGTGGTGTGCCTACAACAAACAATGTAAACATACCATGACAAATAGTATGCTCTACTTCGTAACCTGTAAAGTAAACGACTCCTTGTCGTTCTTCAGTGTTTAGTCCCATTTAATGTAACCTCTGCTGTAACCATTTGGACGATCCATACCATCCGCAAATGCTTGTTGCCATTCAGTGTTACGATTATAACACTGTGTCCAAAAACTATCAACCTCAAGATAACCGTTTTCAATCATCCATACTGCATCTTTCATACATTGATGAAAGTTTGGATTGCGTGGACTTGGTTTAATAGTTGTACAAGCCTTCCAAAGTTGTTGCTGTGCTTCTTCTCTACTCACTGCTTTGCCAACGGCATCGATAATTAACGCATTGTTATTTAGGTTTATGTCTATACCTAACGCATATTTGCCACTCAAGTCAATAACTACGTCATAACTTTCAGTAGTACCAAGTAAGAGTATATTGCCCCATAAGTCAATATTACTAGATCCTATGACATCGACATTTTCACAATGTTTAAATTTAGTTAATGTATGATAGGCCACCCATGCTAAGAATCCACTGCCAATAATCAATATTTTATCTTCTCTAGCGCAGTCAGCTACATCAACAGTATTGATACCACATGCAACTGGTTCAATAATATAACGTGGATGCGCTTCAGGAACCCATACATATTCATGTTTACGCACATTATAAATGTCTGCGTATGCTGGCTCACCGCGAGTAGCAACATAATCGCCTTTGGCAATACCTGTAACATTTAAACCAATTTTAGTTACACGGCCAAGCCCTTCATGTCCTTGCATGTGTAAGGGTAATGGGCCAAAGTCTCCATTCATCATATCTATGTCGCTACGACATACACCAGTCATAACCGCTTGTACTTCAATATCGTCAAGACCAATCTCTGGCTTTGCATATTCTACTTCTTCAAAGAAGCCTTGTCCTGTAGTTTGCAAACAGCGTGTCATAAATTCTCTATTTGTTGATGTATCCAAAGATCCTGGGAAAGTTGTTCCTTCCAGAATTCCATATTTTCTAAATTATCTACAGCATCTTTAATCATATTATAGTATGCTTCTTCCGGGCACCAACCTAATTCAAAGCGTTCTACACTGCCATCTTCCATAGTAAATTTAATAGAGCTATTGTCTTCGTGCATATTAGCCCAATCGGCCAATAACGTCCATTTTTTACCAAATATTATATGGCAACGATCGTCTACATCATATGTGCCGTTAGGATTTATGATTCCATATTCGGTACTTTTGATACTTTCTAGATTATGTAATTGTAAAGACTGTTTTCCAGTTACTTGTTCTTTTCGCCAGTCTGGATTCATTGCTATATAAAGACTTAGTAAGTGTGGCATCAAGTCTCTACTAACACCTCCAAACGCAAATTCACGAGTAGTAAACCAACTACCGGGGCTAGGAATACAGTTTTTCCTACTCCAGAATATGTCTACAGTATTAGCTTGACTGGCTAATTCTTTTAAATCGGCAACGTTACTACGCCACATGTTATTTTTAACCATCATAAACCTTGTTTGAGGATTAGCTAATAAAACATTACTCCATGCAGTACTTGTGCTTACGCCAGGCTTTTCAATAAAAACAATTTTAGCGTAAGGTGCTATTTGCCTAGCAATACTAGCGTGTGTAAAGTTTGGAGTACAAATATGTACAGTATCAAAAAATACATGGCCAGTTACGGCATCATTTAGTTCAGTAAAGTCTGCTAATTTAGCAGAATCTTTATCAACAGTAGTGACCTCATGACCAAGTTTAGTCAATACATCTTTGTATAATTGCCCAATACCCATGCCAATGATAAGACTATGCTTGCTCATTTTTCTTTTCCTCATAGGCTTTAAACATTCGAGTTACATCTTCCATGCGTTCGGCAAACACATGAGGCGCTAATTCACTTGCGGCCTTCATATCCCAGTCACTAGGATAGTGTCGCAAACAACTTCTTGCTTGATCTTTAATTGCTTTTGGAACTCGAGGAGTAGTTAAGATCTGTAATAAAAATCTTTGAGTCTGTACTACTGCTCGATATCTTTCATCAGGTAATGTCATGGACGCTTGCTTCTAATTCGTCTAGTTTATCAAGTGCAGATTCGTCAAAATCTACTTCGTCTTCTAATTGTACACTATTCGTATCTACTTCTACAAAGAATTTGGCAAACATGGTGCTTGCATTAACAGTTTTCTTACCAGTTGCACCCCGTGTACCAGGAATAGCCTGCCAAAATTTATCGTAACAATCAATGATAGACATGGCGGCATCTTTGTCAGGCACACTAAAAATAGCATCTACTACATCTCTAAATTTATTTGGGCCGGGACTATAGTCTGTAAACGGTTTAGGTATGGCTGTAGTAGCATTTAACATACCAGGGCACAATCCAGCATCATATTGTCGATTGGCTTCTTGCACACTATTCAAGTGTAGCCAGACATTATGTCCCATCATAATTGCGTATGTAAAGCTATCCCAACTGGTCTTGCCTTCTTTACCTATCTTATTTAGGTCTCCGGGCCCGTATATACAAATATCTTTAACTTCAACTCCGTCCATTAATGGACTAGTTGTGAACGATTTAAAATGTTTATCTTGTACAACTACATCTTGAAACAACCTAGTGTCCTTGGCATACTTCTTGTCATCCAAACTAGGCAACATACGATATAACCATTTTTCCTTATCTACAATTTCCGTTTGTACATAAATTTGTCCGTTAGCAGTAGCAAGGAACGGACTAGCACAGTCAAAGCTAATCGTAAAGTCTGGATTATGATATTTACGAATGGCACGTTGAATGTCTGTTAACAGTAATGCCCATTCTAATTTGCTTGTGCCTAAAAAGTGCATCCAGTCTTGGTGACCTTGTTCTAACAATCCATCAAACTTTAATGTTACAAGTCTGCGTAGCACTAAGTCTACGTCACACATGTTCTGCCCACCCATTGCCCACCCATTAAATGGTCTATCGTATTTTGTTGGGTCACAGAAGTCTTTCATTTGCTGATACCAATCTTCCGCTTGTTCGTGACTTTCACCTTGTAGTACGTTCAAAAACTTACAAGCACCTGTGCGGTGTTTAATAAAATATTCATTGTTATACTTGGTTGCAGCAACTGCTTGCGGATAACTAGCAACACCACTATTCTTAGCACCTACCGGACTACGACCGACCCATGCTGGAATATCTAGCACCATACCATAATCCATTAAGGCATCCATCCATGTTAAAACTTGCTCACGTTTCTTTTGTGCCGCATCTAGTTTGGCTTGATAAAGTTTAACATGATCAATCTTAGTGTACTTGGGATTACCATTTTTATCTGTTTTAGGATGGCCTGTTGGATGTAATTGTGGAACAAGCTCAATGCCTCGAGCAACAGCTTCAGACATGCGTTGTGCAACTACTGGGCCGTTTGGATCATTCCATTCGCCTTCCCATACACCTTTACCAATTTGGAATCCGCCTGAATCACCTAGTACCCAACTAGTTGTACGATCTCTATTACGAAACATGTCTTCACTTGGATCAGGTTTAGTTAAATCTAAGTTAGCGTGTCCTGCTGAATACAAACAATGATCAAAGTAAAATGCCGCATTGGGATTCAAGTAGTTCATGGCTTCAATACCCATAGGTCCAAAACTCGCAGGTATGCGAGCAGGATCTACATAGTTACTGTAGCGTTGCTTACCTATATACGTACTATAAAAACCAGATGTTGCCGGCAAAAAGTACGCATAGTCGCTCTGTGCAGCTGTGAGATTTTTATTCATTACTTAGATTGTGCTGGAAGAATGTAGTCGTATGTAGCCAAACCACTGTCTACAGTAATGTTTAACGCACCTGCATCTGCAATACGCACTGTTTTGTCACCGGCCAAGTTTAAAATACTTTGCACTTGGCTAACAGGCCACGACCATGTTTGACGCAACTTACCAGTAACTCCGCTTTGGAACACAAATGACCCTGCGTGTGTGCTTGCATCACCGAAACTTACAACCAAGTTGCCATTGTCTGTACTAACTTTAAAAGTGTTTTCTTCTGTGTGAGCATTTGCTTGGAACTTCAAACGTTGAATACTAGCCATAGTTGGCTCAAACTCTATATCCCACTTTGCACCTTTGAACTTAACAGTTTTCAACATGTCGTTGATAACGTTTTCATTCATAAAACGATAATCGTTTTCAAAATCGCCAGCACCATTCTGGAAGTGCAGACCTGTTGGAATGTCTTCACCGTTACGTTGTTGTCTAACAACCTTAATAGTAAAGTTCTCTTTGTACTCTGGACACTTAAGGTGTGTGTCCAACTTGTTCAAGTTAGGCATACCAAATGTACCATCCAAGTTTTCAACTGGGTCTTTTGTTTTAGCATTAAGGATAACGCTGCGGTCTTCAGCCATTGACTCGATTACAGTCTCTTTATCACTGGAAGTGATTTTGACTAAAGGTAAAATACCCAGGCTGTGTGTATGAGCTACTAGGTCTTGTAAAAAATCTTTCATATTAATCTCCATGTTTGTTTATTATATAGGTTTTTGTGACTATGTCAATGTATTTTTTCTTCAAAACTCGAACAAGCTATTGAAGGTGTTTTTTTCTTCTGTACTACCAATATCCCATTTTAGAACACCAATTAAGTTGTCTAATTTTTTATCGATGACTGTGGCTTCCATTTCTGCGTGTTCGAATGGCAAGTCTTTAAACCATTGTGGCAAACGCAATTCATCTACAGGATATGCAACACTGGTAAAGCCCATTGGGTTTTGTTTTAGCTTACAAACAATGACCTTAGCACCGTCGGTGATGTTCATACTGTATTTGTCGTCAAACATACGTTTCAATGTATTCCAGTTAATACTAGCACGTACATGTCCAGGCATATTTGCTTTGCCTTTCTTTGCTTCACTTGCTTGATATTCTGTAATGTTGTTAGCACGTTTAGGACTACCTTTCTCCCAGCCTGGTCTAGCTTTGAACCTAATTCTAAATTCAGTAATATGATCCAATACTTCTTGCTCAGGCTTACCCATCAATACCATTTCAAGAACATCGCTTAAGAAGTTTTGAATAAATTCTGGAGTATCACTGCGCTTGAGGTCCAAGCCCATGGCCTTGATCTTACCAGGTTTGCCATCCACGTCTGTACGCTTGCCTTCTTTGTCATAATACAACACAGCATAGCGTTTTTTAGTAATGAATAGGCTCTTACTGCCAACAATCTCTCGACCTGCTTTGATAACTTCTCCGCGACTTTTTGGACAGTGGAAATAGTCTAGCATAAATTGTGGAAAGGTAGTATTAACTTCCTCACCAATTTGGTCATAAAGTTGAATTACATTTTCTCTACTCCATGGAATAGCGCCACTATCAATATCTTTTTGTAGTGTCTTGTACGCACTGAAATAACAACTGTCGGTGTCGCCATATATAATGGCCTTTCCTCTGTAATCATAGTCGCCAGTTACAATTTCATTGACTTTGCCAGCCATGTGTTTAACAATCTGACGACCAGTTAATGTAGTACTCTGTCCAATACGCTTGTCAAAAAATCTACAACCGCTGTTAAGAATAGCACCATACAAACTGTTAAGGTTAATCTTCTTGACCAGTTGTCGTTTGTCCCAGTATTCTTCTTCAACTTTATTTCCTGCTTTGATAGCATCCTTTAATTTGGCCTGCATCTCTTTACGTTCACTATACCAACGCTTTAGCAAGCCGGGGATGATACCTTCTTTTTCATATGTGAAGATAGTGCCATTGGCACTGAGCATCCACGGTTGATTACTTTCGTAAATCAATCTATATACTTCTGCAGCCGATACTACATCACTATCGCCATTCTCCCAGTCAATAGTTATATCAGTGCCAATCTCTTGTGCCATTACTGCTTCGTATTCTAAACTACCAAATACACCTTCCCATGCAGCCGCAAACGATTTACCTTTGGCCATTTGTGCTTCAATGTGTTCTTCCGTCATTGTTTGACGCAACTGACCAATAATAGTTTCCGGGCCCATGTTAAGTGCTCTAATAGCACTTGGGTAAAGACTGTTAATATCTAATGATCCGATCCAGTCATGTATACCTTCTTTAGGATGCGCTACATACGCACCTGCAGCACCGGCGTTATCTTCACGTTCACTCATCTTAGTGCGATTAGGAACTTGAAATCCCCTGCGATGGCTTTCGTTAATAATAGCTTGTTCAGTCACTGCCACAGCACCCATTGTGGTTTGTAGCAACACTGTGTTTTCATGTGCCAGTGTGTTGGCAAGATCCATGAATTTTAATTTTTTATCTAAATCGTCTAGCAGTTTGCAGTCGTTGATGTTGTATTCAACAAATGTTTTAAAGTCGTTGTTGTACAACTGATCCAGGGTGCCTTCGTACTGTGTTTTACGTTGCCCCAGTTCATATTCTGCAATAGCATCTAGCCTGTATGTATGACGTTCTTCGTATGTGTACTTGCGATACAGTTCTAGATAATCCAAATGCACACGACCAATGTAGTCGTATGTTACACTGTCGCGACCAAACTTTTCATATTCTCTGCGTTTGGGAAATTGATTGAACAAACAAAAACGTCTTGTATCTTCTTTGCTCAATACTTTAGTAACACGATTAGTTGTATATGGAACGTCAAATCCTTCACTGTTCCAACCACTAATAACGTCTGCGTCTTGTATTAGATCCAAGAACATGTCTAACAAGCCTGCTTCGTTATCAAACAAGTATGTGTTAGGAAAGTCTTTGACCATTTCCTTGGCCGTTTCCATGGTAATAGTCTTTGGAGGTACAACCATACAAACCATTGTTTCCATCCATTGTAGGTAAACAGCAATAGCAGTGATTGGCATAAATGCATCGTCTGGACTAGCATAGCCACGCTCTGGATCAAAGTCTACCTCAATGTCGAAAAACGCTACATTTAATTTTGGAGCATCTTGATTTAAGTAATGTTCGCTTAGTGTTACAAAGATTGGATTAATATCCGACTCGAATACTTCCTTGCCGCTGTTAATGGCTTGTTCTTTTCTGAGTTCTTTTGTGTTCTTACAGACAATACGAGTTAACGCATCTCCGTAAATTGATTGAAATTTGCCGCGTGGGTCTTTTACATAGAACGTGTGTTTGACAGGTATGTCACGAAACTCACGCTCGCCTTTCTTATTACGTTCAACCACTTTAACGATGTCGTTCTCGCGGTCAAACCATGCGTCTACATAGCTCATAATTCTTCTCCATGTCATTTTAGGCTGACAAATACCTTCATGCGGTTTATTGGCCCGCCGACCTTTCGTGTATACTACTTATTAGATACGCTTAGTGATATCCAAAATTGCTTCAATTTCTTCCCAGTCTGCATTATAATTCTGCCAATCACCTTTGTGGGCAATTTTGATAGCTTTGTTAATAACGCTGGGTTTTACCTGCAATTCTTCTGCTACTGCCTTGACTGTTTCTTTTAAGCCTTCTGATAGATCTTCAATTTCTCGTAGTACAGTACTACCTTCCGAAATTAAACGCTCTAGTTTTGCCTTTTCTTCTGCACCGTATGAACGACCTGACATTGATATCTCCTTAACTATATGCCTATTATATACTACTTATCTTGTAAATGCAACCTTTAGAGGTGGAAATGGCAGAAATTAATCTGCCATTCTTTTGATTAACCGCGGGCGATTCTTAACCAGCGAGCCAATTCTGCTTCTGCGTTTTCTGTAACACCGTCTTTGTTAACCACTGTACCTGCTGGAACTTTTGGAAGTGTTATAGTTTGAGTTGGTGCTGATGTAGTACCTGCTGGGCTGGCCGCCTGCCCAGAAGTTGCTGGTTTGGCACTTGCCGCTGATTGCGTGGCTTTTTGTATTGCGGCATTAGCCGGCGCAAGATGACTTAGTAATCCTTCGTCCTCTGTTGCTCCAACACCTTGGATAATTTTTTGCATTTTAGCAATAATTTCTTTTTGCTCCGGAGTCAATTCTCTTGTTGTTGGTTTGTCTGTTGTTGGAGTATCTGTTGTTGGAGTATCTGTTGTTGGTTTATCTGTTGCTGCCGGTGTTGATGTTGGACCTGGGCCTGTAGTTGTACCTGCTGGAGCCGCCGCTTGTGGACGATTCATTGCAGCCGCAGTACCTGCGCTTGCCAATGCAGCCGCACCTGCCGCAGTTTTAATAGGGTTACGTGCAATAGCACCTCCTACTTTATTAGCTATCTTGGCTCCAGGAGCAAACCCGGCATTTACTGATTTACCAGCAGCAGTGAGTTTACGCATTTGCGACGGAGCTTTTTGCCCGAGACCGCCAGCAAAGTTTTTACCAATATTGGCAAGACCTTTACCAATTCCGCTCAAGCTAAGTTCGTTTAAAACATGCTCGTTAATAGCACTGGTCCATTCGATTGATTCTAACATAGATTGATCTGTGATAGTGTTACCTTGTTCGTCTACAACGGTTCCATCCTCTAACAACCATACACTGTAGTCAGCATCTTCTTCCAAGCGCCATTGGCCGCTTTCGATCATTGCTAGTTTAGCTTGAATTGATTTAATATCTTCTGCCACAGTTGCTGGAGCAGCAGGCTTTAATCCTAGCTTGGCTAATACAGCGTTTGTTTGTGGTCCAATTTTTCCATCAGCAGTTAAGCCGTTGGCTTTTTGGAACGCCATAATTTCTTGTGGAGTTGTTGGATACTTACTTGGATTGTAGCCTAGAGTTTTTGTATCTGATGCTTGTTTAACTTTATCCACGGCTGCTTGTGCTGCAAGGTTAGTGCCTAATGCTACACCACCACGTGCTACTTTAGCTGCTGTACTTGCACCTTTAATTAATCCACCTGCAATAGCACCACCAGGAACTGGAACAGCAATAGAACCTGCCACGTTACCTGCACCGTATAACCAGGGACTACGTTGTTCAGCTTCTTTACTAGCAGCTGTTTGTTGTGCAAGTGCTTGTTTATAAGTATCTTTACCAAATGCACTTTGAACCCCGGCAGCAATATTGTCACCTGTGCCCAATGTAATACCGTTCCATGCACCTCGACCAAAATCTCCAGCGTCTTTGCCTAGTTGACTCATACTGTATTCGTCTATTTGCTTGTCTTCAAAATCGTAACCAAAACTTTCAGTTAGTGATTGAGCAATGCTTGAATTGAATTCAATACTTTCTTTTTGGAACGCATTTACACCTAATCCGCCTAATGCACCGCCAGTTACACCTGCTACTGTTTGTCCAACACCACCGAAGCCTGCTTTTTTAGCTAGTTGTTGACCAGCTAATGCACCGCCTGCAATTCCTAAACCAAGTCCAGCTTTTTGTCCAAGAGTTTTTTCTTTTTCTACTGGTGGTTTTTCTTTTTCTACTGGTGGTTTATCTACTACTGTGGAAGGCTGTGGGCCTTGTCCACTCAATGTTGCTAACAATCGATCTCTCAGTTTGTCTAATTCAATCAT